GGATGCTCACATTTATTCACCATTCGTTTGCTCGACTATGCGGCGAGCCTCTTCATGATAAAGTAACAGTTCCTCGAATTCCATATCTTCCAGAACATTGATCGGCGTATGCAGAACGTGGGCTATATCCGCGACGATCAACCGGCAGTCGGCGGAACTGGCTGTGGCAAAAAACTTTTCATTTCTTCCATGGCGGCGACCATATCTTCGTAATCGAGATCATCCAGCGTTTTGCGATCAACGCCACACAAAAGCGACAACGCTGTCATTCCACCTTCAAACTGATTCAATTCGAAGGCGGTGTTTATTGCCTTAATTTCCTTCACTCTCGCGCGGTGAAAAGTGAGTTCGTTTAAAGGTGCGCCGTTAAATGTTAGGGGGAATTTAAGCTGCACGGTAGGCTCCTTTTTATTTTGAGTTGTAGATAGTATTACGTGGCAGCGAGGCCGAGCATAGTGTTAACCGCCGCCGTCATCGAGACGCCATTCACTGCCCAAGACTGCGTGAAGAAGTCATAGAAGTAAAGCTGTGCTCCATTAAAGTCCAGCTCATAGTGAATCACTTCCGAGATTTGGAAAGTCTCACCGAACAAGTCACCGCGCTTATAGCTGTCTGGAGTGACTTTCTTCATTCGCCCGGTTATCATGGCTTTAAGTTGCACCAAAGAATTATCCTGCTTGCTGCGGAATGCGCCATAGATCGTGTAGTTAGTTGAAGCAACGCCGAAGACGCCGAAGTTCGCGAGCGTTTGGGGATCGCAGCCAACGGTCTTAAATTCTACCATGAGTTCTTTCAGTCCAAGCCCGCCAATCTCCAACGCTCCATACGAGCCGCCCGGATGGAAGGCGACGGTGTTTTCCTCAAGATCAGGGAGTTTGACTGATTCGAGAATCAGGCTTTTGTCATTATTCGGTCCCGCGTCGCCTACAAAAATGTTCGCGGCCTCGCAAATATAGACGTAGCTTGCCATGATTGTTACTCCTGTTGTGCCGCTCTTTCTGCGGCCCTGCGTTCTTTTGCGCGAAGGCGACCTAATCTGACACGAGGCACGCCATATATATATGCAAGGGTCTGAGGGCCGTCTCACCAGACGGAGGCAGTAGCGATCATTTGATCTGGCGCATGTCAGCATGTCCTGTGTCGAGCGCCAGAACTTTACAATGCGGATGCACATGCGCCGCTTCGCTCGCATTACCTAAGGAGCATTGTATGGGCGATAGAGTGCAGGCGCTCGATAACGTCAACCGCGCGCTGGATAGGCTCCGGGAGTTAAACGCTCCCCTCTCAAATCATCTGCAAGCAGTTATCTCGGGGAAGACGCAACTGAAAGCGGTCCAACTTGACGAATTTTGCGCGGCCATTGAGACCATTATCCAAATTTTAGAAAGGGCGGCGAAAATTTCAAACTGACCACTACCTTAAATGGATATTAAGCTCATTTTGTCTTTGGGCCTGTAACGGCAGTCTCCACGGCGCGATCCACCATGTCTCTCAACTGCGTGCCTATTCCAAAAAATACGGGGAATAGGGCGACCAGAGCTACCATTAGGACGGCCAAACCCACGCCAATTGCCCACTGGTTTGCACGGATTGATCGACCATCTTCTCGTCTATGGTCTTCTGAGCTAGTGATTTTCTCGCCGACGCTCTCCAGCTTCGAAAGCACCAAATCAAGCTTGCCCTCAAGACGCGCGATCTTCGTATCTATTCCAATTATCATCAGGTCCGCCTATACATTCAGGTATTGCATGATGTCCAACGCCCTTCCCTTTTCCTACAGCATCGGGCGCGCGATTTCTCGCGCGCCCCATTAGTTGGAAGTAGATTTTCTGGTAATTCATGCTCTATTATAGCACGAATTTATCAGCGGTATATGGTTATTGCAAGCCGATCTGGCCAGTTTGCGGCATGATACTACCCAGCGTCGCGACCTCAGAAACCAGCGCATTAAAGTCCAAACCACTATCGACGGTCACGACAAGCACAGGGCTCGGTTCCTCGTTATTAACATAAACGCGGAAGCTACCAGCGCGCAACATCTCAGGACTATTCACGCTACTGTCAAATCCGACCGCATATCCAATTGAACAGTCCATCTGCACAAGGCTCGAACAAACCGCGCCCATTTGATTCAAAACCGCTTGCACACTATGCGGAGTGATATTGTAGTCACCCAGGAACGTGCGAATGGCTTTCAAAAGCGCAAGGTGGAGGAAGTCGCGCCCTCTCACCTTATTGAGCAACGTCCAATACGGATCGGAACTTGCATTGTTAAAGCAAATCAGCGCCCATCCACTGTCGGTAAGCGACGTATCAGCATGGTTGCCACGAGCCACAATCCCGATACCACCAGCCAGATATTCCTGCCCAGTCGTCGCTCCATCCAACAGCGAGAACGAGTCCACTCGCTTCGTTCCAATAATTCCTTGGATTGGTTGATTTGCGAAGGACCAGAAGGGGAAGCCGACATGCGCGAAATCAACAGCAACAGCGATACCGAGCGCTTGCGCGGCGACATCCTGATACTGGATGCCAGTTCCCGCAAGATTTTCGATGATAACAGGATCATCGACCGGAATAAGTCGCTTGCTGTTAAGCGTCATTTGCCAATTCAGGCTGTCCGTGAGATTAGTGCCCGGCCCACCGACAATCGCGCACGCCATAAGCGCTTCCAAAACAGGAGGCAGCGCCGCGCACAACGGATTAGCAAGCAATTGGCCACCCGTTACCGCGACCGTTACGGCGAAACTATCGCCAATTTGATAGTCAGGGGTTGAATAAGCAATCGTAAACGCGATCTGGTTCGCGTAAGCTTGCCCAACCGTAGCTTGCGACAACTGATTGCCGAACGGATCAGTTACCGAGAAAACGCCGCCAGTGTGCGGAACCGCCTCGGAAACAGCAACATCGAATTCATCATTAACGACAAAATCCGAGCTGCCAGCGGAAATCGTGAATTGAAGACCACCAGCGCCAACATATGGCGTCCCGACCGTCGCAATTCCTTCAATCACTCCAGCAGGCGTATAAACTTCGAAAGCGCCGCCACCAGTCGCGGGAGCGTAACAAACGACGCGCCAAACTCCATTAGTCGTGGTCGCGCCAGACGACAACGTGCCCAGCGTGCCGGTTCCTAGATTGCCGCCCGCTTTCGCGGCGGCGTTCGCGCTGGTTGTGCCGCCGACGCAAACTACTTCATAAACGCCCGGCTGCCATCCAGTAATATAGGCGGGAGAGGCAAGCGTCATCGCGCCGCCGCCGACATTTCCAGAATACGCAACACGCGTAACGCCAGTCGTTCCACCGGAAAAAGTGAACTCTCCGGTGTAACCCGGAGCGCCGATAAGGCGCGGCGTAACACCTAGCAGCGCGGGCGCGGTCAATAGGGCATAAATGCCAGTCGAAGCGTTCGCGTTGCCGATAATGTTCGCGGTGGTTTCAGCGGTATTACCGCCTTGCGGAACGCGCACAACGACACAGCGTGCGGAGCCTTGCAGATTAACAAGCTGTGCATTGATAGCAAGCAGAGCCATATACAAGTCGCCCGTTCCCGCCGCCGCGAGAGTGGCAGGATCGCCCGAATTAACATCCACTGGAGTGTTAAGCGGGAACACGGTGTTGTTTGCATCGTTCGAAGGCAAGACAAGCCCGACAACGGAAAAGTCCCCATAGACAGGGAGCAACGGACCGCTATCGTTTATCAAAAATTCGATGCCGAATGTCGGTTCGGTCATTTGCGTTACTCCATGTTAAGGTTAAGCGCGAGTTATCTCAGCGCATTTTAATCCATGCGACCATAAGCGTAGGTGCATTCGTCACAATATGTGCGAGAACAAGCCCAGAAACCTTCGTGTTAACGCCTTTCGCGATAACCTGTTTTCCAGCATCGACAGCCTTATTCAAGCGGACCATATAAAACGCCTTCGTGTCGATAGTCGCGATGTCGGGAGGCGTTATAACTGGAGGGGAGATAGGTGACCGCGCATGTTTCGCGTTTAACTGCGTTCGCAAAAGGTGGCTGATTTTTCGCACAGGGGCCTTACTTTTAACGACACCGCGCCGCCCGGTATGGCCACCGACATTAGCTTTCTGATTCAACATGGCTCGCTCCTAGAATTGCAGATTGGGCGTGACTATTTCGAGATTTGTTAGCGTTTGGCTTCTTATGTCAACTTCCAGGATTGGCGCTCCATTAACGCCCAACGCGCCGCCGAAAAACTTAACTGCCCGAATAAAAGTTCCTGTCGATGTTCCATCGTCAATGGGCGCGGACACCGTGACAGCGGCCAAATTATCAATCTCAATAACTTGTCCCATAATGTTTAGGTTTGCGGTGGTAGTCATTTTTCGCTCCTATTATTTATAAGCTCCCCACGAATTCGTGGCTTTTTTGTAGAGCGTTAATGGCTGCGATGAACTTGTGGATGGTGACGTTACCGCGTTCAACAGGCTAACACCCGTTCCCTTAACTATTGAAATTGCGCCTGTTCCATGGTTAATAACAATAATCTTTGTCCCTACCGGAGCGGCTAAACTGGAGTCAGGCGGAATTGTAACATTGAAGGACGAAGTGGTATTATATTCGACTATACCGCCTATATCGGACGCTTGCAAAGTCCAGTTTCCCACCTGTGAATTCGTTATAGAAAGATCATTATTATTTGGTCCGAAGAACTTATCCCATGTAGTTCCGTTAAAAACCGCGAAGTCTCCTATGTTCCAATATGTATTTCCATCCAATACTGTCGTGCCAAACGCCGATACCTTGTAGGCTTGTCCCTGCGTTCCAGCTCCCGAAGCAAGCGCGGGAACATTAGTGGCGGCGTTCCATGTTCCTTGGTATTGCATACAATTGTTAACTGATGCCGGAAGATTGGTCGTTGAGACTTTAGCAGTTCCATCTAACCCACAAACGCCATTCGCTAGTCCAATCGGCAATTGCGCGGCGGCGACTTGCGATGTTGATCCGAGCCCGGCATATCCACTAGGTGCGTTTTTGTGCGTGGTTACTTCGACGCCCGTTACCGCGCCTGTTATTCCATTAACAGAAGTAACTGGGCCTGCGGCGGCAATGCCCTCGATGTATGTCGTGTCCGCTTCAACAATCGCCAAAGCTGCGTTAATAGTCGCCAAATTAGCAGCAATAGTTATTTGAGCGGAAAGAATATCTCCCCGCGCGCTAATCGCCGCGAGCGCCCCGCCCGGACATCCCTCAACGATAACATCCGAATAAGTGCCAGAATTACCTGATTGGCTTGTTATGGTAAGATTCAACGCGCCAGAAGTGGAATTATACGAGTTCACTTGCGCGATGCAATAGTCTGTGGCGTTTGCCTCTCTAACTAAAACAACCCAAGGCGCGGGAACGAAGAATTCAGCTTGCGTTTGCGAAATTAGGATAACTTGGCCGCCTAAAGTGAATACGACATTCGTGGCGGGAGCGATAGGAGCGGAATTGAAACCTAGCTCTTGGATTTGGGTTATCTGGTTAAAGGCTGGCAACAATGCCTGATTAATTCGTTCTAAGCCGACCGCGACGACCGACGCAAGCGCCTCATTTAGCGCGGGGAGGCCCGCCTCAAGTGTCCCGAGGCGGGCGTTAATGTCGAGCATTCTCAGATTCAACTGATCCGCATTTAGAGGCGTTATGTTATCTTGGAATTGGTAGACTTGCGTTTGGTCGATTTTCGCCTCCTATTAGTCTACTTAGTATATAGACTCAATACGTGAAGTCCCAACATTCTTGCGCAAGCGGGAACCCGTTTCCTGCCGAGGCAGTAGCGATCAGCTCATATTGGAACGAGGCGGTCGAAGACACGACAAACGTAAACTCACGCTTAATAGTGGTCGGCGTTTGCGGATCAGGCGTATCGACTGTCGAGCTTGGATTTGTCGCTGTTCCGCCGACATGGACTTTAGCGGTATAAGTGTGATGGGCAGGGTCCCATTGCTGAATGTATAGGTCCAGCTTTATGCTAGTCGTGTTAGCGCCTAGCGTGCGCGAAAGGCTCCAGAAGTCCAAAGCGGTCGCCGTAAGGCTCAGTTCCATTTCCGCCTGCGTCAAGTCGAGCGAAGGCATAACATCCGAAGTTCCAGTAAACACCGCGCGGATAGGAACGAGCGCTGGATTGGTCTGGAACGCGGTTATCTGAGTTGAATCCAATGGTATCCATGTGCCGCCGACTTGAGCTTGCCAAGACAAGCTAGTTCCGGCAGGCGTATATCCAGCCGAAGTTATGCGGATCGCGGAAATGCCGCCCGAAAGTGATGCTGGTTGCATTTGCACTTGATACTGGTTGCTTGTGAATTGTGCCATAAAGACTTGCACAAACAACGGCGTCTGCGAAGCAGCGGCAATCCAGACTGAAGTGACATCATAATACCATAATACGCCCGGAATATACCCATAAGAGGCGATTTCAGTAGTTCCAATGCAATAGAATGAGAAGTTGCCTGGAGTGCTAACCATTATGCCATAATGAACGCCCGCCGATAGAAAGCAAGGTGTCAAGGGGATTAGCGTGCCGAGCGCGCCGCCGACGACATTCCCAATCGGGACAGAGGTTGTGCTGACGACCTTTTGGTGATTAGGTGCGAGGGTTGTTGGATCGCACTCAATGATGCTTATTTGCAGACTGCCTGAGCTTGGGATGTCGCGCGGGAAAAGTTTAATGTGCGTAAGCCAGCCGCTATTTTGGTTAAGGAAGGTGTGCGCAAGGCAAGAGCCGGAATTGCTGTAAGTGGTCGTGACAGCATCCCAGTATGGGTCTTCATATTTATCCTTGAAGCAACCATTCTTGCGGTCGCTCGTCAATTTCGTCGGATCGCACTTGTTCCAAAAATTCGGCCATGACAAGGTATAAGGCTCACCGCCGCTACGATTGCATTGCAAATGCGTTAGCGACGGGCGACGCGCTATTTCCGCTAGACCTTGCGTGGAAGACTGATTCGCTACAACATTGGATGCGCAAGCATTGGCAATTGCGGTCGTTTTCGATGGGCCCGAGCAAGGGCTGGCATATTTGTCTCCATATCGGACGGATGTTCGCGAATGATACCGTTGCGTGCAAGTTGGCGAAACTACCGGGAAAGACCCCAACATGCAATAGGCCAGAGTTGGCCCGATTGTGATTGATTTCTCAAATATCTCAAACCCCGAGAAACCGAACCTTACAGAGATAACATCGACTGATCCGATTGGGCAGGAAGTGTAACGCGCGACCGGGACATAAGCTGGTAGCGTTATGTTATTAGTCGTAATTACCAGCGCGGAAAGTGGATTTAGGAGGCTTATGCCTGTTTCAACATCCGCGCCGGAGCCGGGAGGGAACCTCAGCCCATCTTCAATTACGCAAGCATATCCCGCGCCTGCCGGATAGGCATCGCTTGCGTTTATAAATCTATCACAAAAACTCCACTTCGGAATTGCAGCGAGCGAAGCCGCAAGCTGCGAAATTTGATTCATCATTGTCATCATTTGCGCGGCAAGGGCCGCCAGCGTTTGGGCGAGATTGGTCGGGATTAGCGCCTTTAGGATGGCGATTTCTGTGGTTAGCGTGTTAATCTGCGATCCTACATTGCTTTCCCAGGACTCAATCGCGGCGATGTCTAGCGAAAGAGCGGCTAGGGAACTGATCGCGTAGGTTGCGTCCATCGTTATGCTGACGACGCCCGAAGGCGAAAGCAGGATGTCGCAGATAGCGATGACGCCCGAAGGGATCGCGCCGCGTGTCGGGGCGGCGCTTTCCGCGCCGTAAACCACAGAAAACTGGGCTACCGCTGAATTTTCCATTGCCACATTCTGGGGCTGAAATTGCCCAGTGTCCGCGTTCACGACAAAAGCGCGCGGAACTACTCCGGTTTGCTGCCATACTCCCCAGCAACAAACAGTGGCAATTTTTTGCGCAACAACGGGAAGCCCCGCAATCAGCGGAAAAGTTTGAGTTTGCGTATTCGCATAAGCTTGTCCCCCAGAATAATAACGCCCAATACCAACGACAACCGAAGTCGGGCCAGACTGCGCAACCGCGAGCCCTGCATATGCCTGATTAGGAGTAACAGCGTCAGAAAAAATATCGACAAGGGTTTGCGTTGTATATGATTCGACGTTATTTAAATCGTCAGAAGTCAACTGCTGGTCCGCGCGAAACAAGACAAGGTTCTCACCAGCCATGATACTCTCCAAAGGTTATCTCGATTGCGCGTAAGCGCTATACATTAAGGATCGGAACAGCCTGCCCACATATTATTGCTCCGCATAGCAACGCAACATCGGGGGTTGCTATATCATATGTTCGCGTATCAACCAATATAAGGTCACGCGCTGATTTCGCCGCTCTAACCGACTCAACGACATCCCACATTAAGGACATATCTGGATCAACGAGATAGCCGCTCGTAAACGCTACGTTAAGCGCGCATCTGGGCAACGTCGAGAAGATTTCAGCACGCACCAAAGCTGTATACGCGGGAAACCATATGTAGGTATTATCGAGAAAACACCTAGCATCAGGCGGCATCTTCGGCGGCGCGGCCCCAGGCTGCGGATTATACAAATAAAGCAATTGATACAGGTGATAACGGCTCATGTCTTCCGTCAGGAAGTAACCGGGCCGCTCGTTCACCACAAAACACATACCATTAGCCATAAGCGGAAATGTATTAAGAACCGTATCTCCCATGCTTTCTGGATATTCCTGCATCACTAATTCTGGCTTAATCGTGATCGGCGCGAGGCCCGGAGTAACGGGAACGCTGGTATAAATAAGGTTGTCCGAGCCGTAGTCGGCCATATCGCTCAGTGTCGTAACGACGCGCTTAACCATAAAGTCCAAAGCCGTCAAAAAATACCCGGCCTGTCCGTTGTATATTAACCACGGCGAAGTGCCCGGATTAGCAAGCTGTAACTTAGCATCAACCGTAAAATTGTTTAAGAAAAGCGCATCTTTCATCGTATCGGGCAAAACCGCCTGTTCGTATAATGTTACTTCTCCATCCGCGCCCGGTGTTTCTTGTGTATATGTATCAATTTCATAATTCGTTCCGTCCGGGTTATAAATATAGGTTTTATTCCCAAGATATGGCGATAAATCCAAATAAGGCAAGCAAGCCTGATCAGGAACCGGATAAAATTTACCAGTGGGCGTAGTCTGCACAGGTCCAGCAGGCGTCCCAGGCAGACCTCCGCTGTAATTGTCGCTGCCGTCTAATGCGACTATCTTTTGGGTAGTAAGGAAAATCGTGAGTTGCGAAAAGCCGGGAAGCGCGTATTCATATGAACGAAGCTGCTGGAATGTCGCGAGCCATGCCGCGCGTTCCGCGTCTGTCATAGACCGCCCAGGAAACGCTAGGGACGGTGGAGCAACAATGTCAATTACTTTTCCACCAGCTATATTGACGTATTGCTCGATACCAGTCTTCGTTCCCTGCATTTTGTGCATGGGAGTAGCGATAGCTGTAACATATCGCTTTTTCGCATTATCCCATTCAGTTTGCCAAACTCCAACATTGCGTTCCCACGCAAGGAAAGGCAACAAGCGAATATCACAGTTATATGGGTCTTTAGCGCGGATCGCCGCGCCGAAGGGCAGCGGATAGCGCTCCGCGTCCGTCATCTCTTGCGCGTGGTCTAAAACCGTCTCATTCGGCGGCAATAGTGAAGCGGCGTCGCCCCAGTTTGTCTCTGGCGTATTTATTCCAGGGACGTATGTGGGGACTAGCTGCGTTGTCAAAATGGACCCACCTCCGATGGCGGAAACACGTCAATTATACTTATGCTTATAGTCGAACCCATAAGTTGCCCAAAGCCATTAATCGAAGTATTAACATCCGCTGCTGGAGATGTCATAATCACAGAATCAACGCCCGCGACCGATAGAGCGGCTATCAGCGCGCTGCGCGGCACCCCTAGCACGAGACGGTGGTAGGCTGCTGCTACTGTGGCGAGCGAGGCAAGCGCCGCCGCTTTAACGATTGCCGGATCAGGCCCCGGCAAAATATTCAGCGTTGCCACTACATAATACGGAACCGCAACAGCCGGAACAACGCTAATTGTATCAGTCAACAACTTAACATCCTCCGCATAAACCGCCGAATACACTTCATTAATCAGCGTTTGCGAGGGGACTCCATTGTTACCGTCGCTCCCATCGCTCATTACAGTGAGTTGGACCATAACACTAGGTAAACCACGGTTAAGGATAGCACATCCCACGTCAGCAATAGTAACATCTGCTTGCATCCCATAATATATGTAACCGCCGGCTGTTCCTGTGGCACTGTATGCCTCGGGCGCGAGTTGCACCCTGCCTCTGTATCTGTCATCATTTTCTCCCGGCATCCGTGCCGTTCCTTGATCGTCTCCCAAACGATCTAGGTATTGCCCTTGCGCGAAAGCAAGCAACACATTGCAAACCGACGAATTTATGGCTTGCTGTGTAAGCATCTCACGATAGCCGGATGACTCTTGTAAATACGCCCCAGGATCGGTTTCTAAACTGTCTACATTGTAGCCCCAACCGGCTGCGGTCAATCTCGCCTTTAAATCAGCCATACGCGCCGCGCGGATAGACTCAAACGAAATAACATCGAACAGCGGAGCCGCCGATAATGTAGATAAATCTAAAGCGCTGGCGGTGAATCTCGTAATGTTAGCCTCCCGCCGTTAGTGTCGGACCATTTTGGCCGTCAAACGGAAATACAATATTCATCATCCGTGGTATAGGCTCAGTGGTCATATCCCCGAGCAACGCGCGCGGTCTGTAGAAACCAACAATTTGAAACGCTATATGTCCGGCGCGCATGGTCGCTGGCGAATTCTGCGGTGTCGGGATTATGAAATTTGTTATCAAAAGTCTAGGTTCCCAAAGCGTAACAGCAGTAACAATCGCAACATAGAAATTCAATAATGTTGAAGGCGTTAGGTTCCTGCCCAGCAGCCCCGGAACCGCCGAGCCGAACGTGCGGCGCATGACGCGCGTTCCGAGCATAGTTGTAAAGATCACAAACATGCACTGGCATACATCGTCCCAATCCGCGATACTTTTGCCGCTAATACGGTCAATGCCAATACTTATCGCGCCGCGTCTCGCCATGATTATCCCTCAACCATTTCCAATGTAGCATCACTACCAGCCATACCAAAAGAAGCAGGCGCACCCACCGTTCCGACTAGGATCATAACCAAATTACCATTGCGATAAAGCTGCCCGCCTTGCACGCCGCCGGCGATTGCCGCCGCATCATTCGCGAAATTTTGCAGCAAGGGGCTAAGAGTGTCGGTAGTCAATCCACCTTGCACGCCTAATCCCATCGAGACGTTAGCAAATCCGCCATCTGCGTCTGGCGCGATTGTAACCGCTCCGGTCCCTAAACCGCCGAGCAAACTCGTAAGTCCATCGACTTTAAGCAATTTATCGATAATTGTTAATGGAGCGTTCGTTTGCACTTGCAAGGCGGAAGTTAGATTAATTCCAGCAGACCCCAAGTTTATAGTGTGCGCTCCCCCAAAAACACTATGCAAAATGCCGGAGGTCGGGTCAATTTTTGATGTATGCAAAGCATTCTGCACACTGCTAATTATCCCGGTTAATTTGCTTAACGAATGAGTATGTAAAGCATTCTCAACACTGCTCAATATTCCGGTTGTCGGGTTAAGCGAATGCTTGTGCAATCCGCCTTGCACGCTATGAACTATTCCAGCAACTAAATCCCACAAGCTCTTATGAGTTGTTCCTGTATCGGTCCCCGGCCCCGGCGTGCTTTGCTGCGTTTGCTGGAAATTTACGCCCGCCTGCACGCCTTTTTGGGGATGAACTGTTATCTTATGCTTATCATTAAGAATGCTTTTTGTATAACCATTTCCGCCCTGATCGCCATTCGAGTCCAAATCCCCATAATGGACTTGGTCTTGCGCATTTTGCTGCTGTGGCTTTAGCTCTTGCTGTAAAGAATCAGCGCCATCGCGGCTATCCCCTACCCGATGGTGGTGGTTTGCTTGCGTAACATGCCACTTCGTCTTTACGACTTGTTGTTGAACGTCGCCCGCCTTTTGCCACCAAACTGAACGCTGCGTAGGCGCGCTCGGATCAGTCCGCTCGTCAACATCCTTTTTCGGATCGTTCGACGGCGCGGGATTAGCGTTAGACCAAGTGAAAGGGATAGCGAACATCTGATTAAAGTCGCCATCAGTCGAAATCATCATTAACTGCTGGCCGGTGTTATTCTGCGAAGTCGCGCCGCCGCTTGATCCGTCTCCCGAAGGGGCCGCGCCCGCTTGGTCAGTCCCAGTCGGCGGCGACAGCATAGAATGATGCTTGCGGAAACCCGCCATTTGCATGTAGGGCATCCAAGGCGAAAGTTGCGTCGTCTTGCCGTCCGCGCCGACGCCCGTTACAGACCTAACGAGCTTATTTATTGGGTCTATCTCGCTCGTTGTGCCGAAACGAAAGTGGCGTTCCTTCCGCTGCTCAATTTCCGAAAGGCGGTCTTGTAACGCGCCGAATTGTTTGAGTATGGCGTCTAACTGACTCATCGCCGCCTGCCGTTATCGCCTCTCCAGCTAATCGTGACGCTAGCGCCCGAAACAGTCGCGCCAGCAATAGATGGGCTGCTAGTGCTATTTGGGTAAACCGATGCACTAATTAGCGCTGCTAGTGCAATTTCAATGTCGCTTGTATCTGCCATTTTAGCTAGTTACCATTGAGCGAAGCCTACGTAATGCCGGCGCAACATATAGCGCCGGCATTTCACCTTCGGGCTGTCCTTGCTGATAGGACAAAGCCTGATGGTAAATCGCGTTTATTTCACCGTTGGGAAGCACCCTATTGTAAATACGAGCATCGTTAAGTAGAAATTGTTGCCGTGTGCCGCCGTAATTACCGATATACTCAGTTGTGCTTACCGTACCACTATAAGTATGTGTAGCTGTTCCGGCGCTAATACCATTGATATAAAATATCGCAACGCCCGTGACGTTATTATATGTTACAGCAACATGGGACCACACATTTTGAGGAACGACACCGGAAGAAGTTCCAATACCGAGAGTGCCTTTAATGTCAAATTGTAACTTACCAGTGCTACTATTGACATAAAACTGATAACCTGAGTTTGCGCCAGGGCAACTGAAAATAACAGTACTGCTAGAATAACTTGTTAAATAAACCCAAGCTGAATATGTTATAATCATTGGGTTAGTACATTTT